TGCCCTCTTTGCTGTTGCCCATGGCCCGGATCATCACGCCGGAGACAAGGCCGCTGGCCTTGACCTTGTCCCAGTTGATGCTGCCTTGCCAGCGGGAAACGTCAAGAATTGTTCTGGGCATTCTGCGCCTCCTTCTCGGCCAGCAGCTCGGTCAGCTCCTTGTACTCGTCATCAGTCAACTTGCTTGCGGCATAGAAAACGTCCAGCTTGGTGCTCATGCCCTCCAGATTGCCGCGTTCGATCATGCGTTTACAGGTACGGTACAACATAGGTTTGTCCTTTCCGGGGCGCTGCCCCATCTTAAAATGTTATCATCCTCTTGGCAGAGGGTTTTACTCAGTGATCCCCAGCTCCAGCAGGGTCAGCCGGTAGGCCTGGTCAACGTTCAGCGCATCGGCATCTGCCTGGGCGCTCTCCACCGTAGCAAGCCGCTCCTCCAGTGTAGGGGTCGGCTTCGGTGCATCGGCAGGGTCTGGCTGCGTGCCAGCCTCCACCACAACGTAGGCCTCCGGCTGGTCGTCCATGCTCCACAGGGCCTCGCCCACGGTAGCCGCTGCATTGTGGGCGGTAATGGCTTCCACAACGGCAGAATAGGCATCACATTCTTCCTGCGTGATAACCGGCTTCGGGATTTTTGCTCCGGGTTTGATCTCCATTTGCGTTCACCTCACATCCAACGACCAAATGCAATCCAATGGACTTTTACTGTTCCACCAGAGGTGTTAATACGCATGCCGGTTGTACTACTGTCTTCAAAACCAAAATTATAGCTCCCAGGATACTGAGCATCCAGTGACCCAATAGGTGTATAATTTGTATTAGCAAAAGATACAGGAAAACCCACTCTCCCACTGTAATTGGTTCCCCAGCATATCTGCGTACCATCTGAAAATCTCACCCAGTTGCTGCCGCTGGCTGCTACTGCCGAAGCACCCGCCGGGCCCTGCGGGCCGGTCGCGCCTGTGGGACCTCTGGCTCCAGTTGCACCGGTAGGCCCTTGCGGCCCCTGTGGTCCAGTGGCTCCGGTTTCGCCCTTGGGGCCCTGCGCACCGGTATCTCCTTTGTCGCCCTTTGCGCCTTTCAGGCTGGCGATCCAGGCGGCTTCACTGCCGGTGTACCCCAGCTGAACAGCCAGCGCATAGGCCGACTGACCATCAAAGGCTCCGGCTTCCTTGGCCTGCTTCACGGCATTGGTGGCCGCATTGGCCGCGTTGGTGCTGGCTTTCTCTGCCCGGTCGGCATCGGCCTTTGCCGCCTCCGCGCTGGTGGATGCCTCCCCGGCCTTGGTGGCGGCGGTGGAAGCGCTCCCCGCAGCGGCGGTGGCCTGCTGGGTGGCAGTTTTTGCCGCAGTGGTAGCCGTCTTGGTGGAGGCCGCCACGTCGTTCAGGGCCGCGGTGCGGGCCTGTGCGATGTCCTGCAAGGCGGCGGTGTGCTCCGTCTCCGTGTCCTTCAGGGCCTGCTTGGCGGCGGTCTCACTGGTCTTGGCTGCCTTCTCGCTGGCGGCGGACTTGGTCTCGCTGCTCTTGGCTGCCTCCGCGCTGTCCTTGGCGGCAGCGGCACTGCTGGTAGCTTTCTCCTCCAGTGCGTTGATGCGCTCCTTGGCAGCGGCCAGCAGCTCGTCGGTAGGGATGCCGGTCACACCGTCCCGCACGATGCCGCAGAGCGCCTCGTCCAGCCGGGTGTCAGTGATCTGGCCTGTGGTGATGCTGGTGGAGCCTGCCGGGCGGGTGATCTCGGCAAGGCAGAGGTCGTAGATCAGCTCGGTGCGGGAGATGGCGGGGGCCGTGGGTGCGCTGGATGCCGTGCCCTGCAGCACCTGCAGGCTGGCGGCTCTGGCACCGGCATCATAGCGCATGACGATGCGGTCGATGCGGGGGAGAGACGGGTCGGCCAGCGGCATGGTCAGGGTGTCGGCCTCCCGCTTGGTGATGGAGTAGCCGGTGAATCGGCTGGGGTGCACCCAGCCACGGCCCGCCCCCACGGTGACCTTCAGCCCGCCTGCGGCTGTCACCGGGAAGTCCTCAGCTCCGCTAAACACACCCGAGGTGAGGCCCGCAAGGTAGGCCGCCACGTCTGCGGCATCGAAGTCGTAGCCGTTGGCGGGATATACAACGATTTTGCTCAAAAGATCATCTCCTTACAGCTTGCGCCAGACCGGCGTACCCAGCCGCACGGTGCGGGTGGTGCTGTCGCTCTGGCTTTGGGTGATGACATCGGCCACCCGGACGGTGGCCTTGTAGCCCAGCTCCGGGATGGTGCAGTAGGCCACATCCCCGGGGGAAAGGCCCTCAGCATCGATGGTCAGCTCAATGGAGCCGGTACGGAGCTGCTCCAGCAGTTTATTCGTGCCCCGGGCCATGAGCCGCTCGAGGTAGGCTTGGCTTTTGGTGGTCTCGCCCTTTTCCTCGTCCGGCTGCACGTCCCGGGCATCCACATACAGCTCCCGCCGGTCGGCACCGGTGGCATCCGTCAGGCCCACGGTGACGGTGGCCCGGGCATCGCCCTCGCCAGCACCCTGGACGATGGCAACGTTGGCGTAGTCGCTGTCGCCAAAGGCCCACGCGGCCTGCTGAAGGTTGCCCCACTTGGTGGAAAAACGGTTGTTTGGGTCAGCGGTGGGTCGGTAGACCTCGAACAGTAGTTTTTTGTCTGCGTTCTTGCCTGCCAGCCGCACCCGGAAGCCCAGGTCGCAGGCCGCGCCGATGGTCATCAGGTAGTCCATGATGCTGCCGCCGGAGGTCTGTGCAGTGTAGGTTGTGTCGAAGCCCACAGCAGCACCCAGCTCCAGCTTGGGCCACGGCTGCATTGCACTGACCAGCCTGCGCATGGCGGCTTCGGCGTTCTCGCTCTTCACGATGGCGGTACAGGCCCGCTTTGTGAAGATCCACGTCCCCGGGAAGCCGGTGACCACCAGATTGCTGTCGGTGTTCTCGTTGCTCCGGTGGCAGATGCGCATGGGCACATCGCTGTCACTGCGGCGCAGCCAGCGGCCCTCCCGGAGCAGGGAGAGGTTCTCCTCGGTGGGGCGCACCTCCAGCGTGAACTCGCCCTCGGTGTTGTAGGGCTCGTCCCAGTAAAGGCTCACCCACACCTCGATGCGGCCCAGCCGGGCAAGGGTCAGTTCATCCAAAACATCCAGTGTCACGAGATCACCTCCGGCAGAATACCGCTCACCATGGGATAAAAGCGCACCGTCACCTGCAGGCTGGTCTCGCCACTGTCGGCGGTGGCTTTGAGCAGATTGTCCCCGGGGGCCAGCTCCAGCAGGTCAGAATCTTCATCCAGCAAAGAAAAGATATTCTCTTCCGTGCCGTCCTCTGTCCGCTTGACTGCCAGCTTGTCGGTGGTGGTGCGATAGATCTCGATGACCTGCCCTGGGGTCAGGGTGGTCAGGATGCGGATGCTCTGGCCCGTGATGATGTTCAGCACGGTGGGGTTGACCACAGCGCCGTCGCTCTTGAGGGTGGCCGTGAAGGGCACGCTCAGCGCCCCCGGGTTATAGGCATTCAGCCAGCCGATGGAGGTGCGTACGCCGAACCGGTGGGGCGTGGAGTAATTCACCGGCAGCCTGAACGATGGCACAAAGCCGTTGATACAGAAGCTCTGGGCGGTCAGGTTGTACCAGAAGGGTTTCGGGCAGAAGAGCATGGCATCCAGCACCGGGTAGGGGTGGATGCTCTTTGTGTAGGGGGTCTTGGAAAGCACAAAACGGCAGAAGAATTTATCCACAAGATACATTGTGCCGCTGGTGAAATAGGGCAGCTTTTCCAGCAGTAATTCCGCATCCGCATCGCCGTGGGAGCTGTGGCAGTGGATGATGAGTTCACGGCTCACCCCGGCCACGCTCTGGCGCTCCACCGTTTCACCGATCTGGTTTACTCCCTGCGCCTTTTGCAGATTTACATCCACGCCGTTGATGGGGTCGAGGGAGTAGGGCGTGCCATAGTCCCACCCGATGTCGAGGGTGGCCCCGGCATCCGTGACCAGCTGCAAATGGTCTTTGCGAAATGGCATTCAGAGCCCTCCTTTCATCGTTTCTGGGCCTTGGCCCGGTCGGCTTCCCAGCGTGCTTCCCGCTGGAGGTCTGCCGCCGTCTGGGCCTTGGAGTAGATGTTTTGGGTGATGTGGGTGTCGCCCTCCCGGTGGTAGTTGTTGGCGGCCGCAGCCACCTGTGCCGTGCCTGAAGCGGCCACAGACCGGCTGATGGCCATGTTGTCAGACAGCACCAGCGTGTTGGCCTGCCGCACCATCTCGGCCAGCTTGCTGTTTGCGGCCAGCAGGGCCTCGGTGTTGGCCTCCACAGCGTCGGTCAGGTCTTTGTCCGGGGTGGGGGCCGTCGGCGTGGTGGAGCCGGGTTTTGTGCCTGTGGTGGTCTTGGCGATGTCATCCAAACTGCGCTCCACCTTTGTCTTGACCCCGTCCACATAGGTGGTCACGGTCTTGTAGGAGCGCTCCACGCCGTCCACCAGCTTGGTGCCCGCCTCGGTGACGGTTTTGGTCACCCTCTGGGTGATCTTGCCGGTCTCGTCCTTCAGCTTCTCGGTGAGCACTTTGGTGGTCACGGTGCTGCCGTCTGCATTGGTGGTCTTGCTGGTGTCGGTCATGCTCTCGATGACCTTCTGGGAGTTGGTGGAAGTTCCGGAGCTGCTGGGGTTGTTGGTAGCTTCCTGCTGCTTTTTTCGCTCGGCCTGCCGGGCCTTGCGGTCGGCAGCGATCTTGTTGGCGTAGTCCCAGGCCGGATTGCTGATGTAGTCTATGGTACCGCCATAAAGCCACGCGACACTGTTATAGGACGCAATCAGGCCGTTGATGAGGATGATGAAGCCCTCGATGCCCGCCGCCACAATGCGCATCAGGCCCTCGAAGATGTAGCTCATAAAGTCCTCAACGCCCGCCCAGACATTCTGGAAAGCGTTGGCCACATCCTTGTTTTTGCCGCTGAAGTTCAGCAGCGCACCCACCAGCATCCCGATGAGGGAGATGACGAAGAGGATGGGGTTTGCGTCCATGGCGGTGTTTAGGGCAATCTGGCTCGTGGTTGCGCTGGCTGCGGCGGGCACGAACTGCGCCACCAGACCCATGGCCATTTGGCTCAGGTTCCCGAACACGCCGGAAAGGGCGCTGCCCAGCTGGTTCAGGGCCCCCATGGCTACGGCCTGAATCTGGGTCTGCTGCTCCTTGGTGCAGGCCTGCCAGAAGTAGCTGGCCGCCCACAGACCCAGGCTCTCGAGGTCACCGTCCTTGAGGGCCGTTGCCAGCGTCTCGATGGCCCCCAGCGCATCCGTCTGGATGTCAGACTGAATCTGCGCCCAGCCCTCGGTGAGCTTGGTGCGGAACTGCTCTGTGATGGTGGCCCCTACGGTGGCAAAATCCGGGCCGTAGTCGCTGAGGGTCTGGGCGATGTTCTGGATGGCCTGCTCTGCCGCTGGGGCCCCGGTGTTGATACCGTTGACAAGGCCCTGCGTGACATTCTCGCCGATCTCAGTGAATGCCTTCGAGGGCGAGTGGATGCCCAGCACGTTCTTGACGGTACTCACCATGCCGTTGACTTTGCCCTTGACTGTGGACACCAGCGTGTCCCACATCCCGGTGATGCCGTTCAGCAGGCCGGTGACGATGTTCTCGCCGATGTGGCCCCACTCATCCATACTGCCGTCCCACACGCCGGTCAGTTTTGCGATGCAGGCAAGGGCGGCTTCGCCCAGGTTCTCAATGCTGCGGATGATACCGTCTACCAGAGTGGTCAGAAGGGCCGCACCACAGTTCAGAAGGTCGGGCAGATGGGAGATCAGCGCGGCAGAAAACTTGGCGATCAGCTCCGCTGCTGCTGTGATCAGCTGGGGCAGGTTGTCGGTGATGCCGATGATGAGCTGCTCTACAATCTGGATGCCCGCGTCCATCAGGTCTCCTGCATGGTCTGACAGATAGTGGGTGAACTGAACGATGAGCTTTGTGGCGGAGGTGATTAAGCTCGGTAGGTTATTGGCTATTCCCTGAGCCAGAGCAGCCATCACACCGGCAGCGGCATCAAGCATTGCAGGTGTAGCTGCTACGATATCCTCTGCAAGCTGAACGATGATCTCTGTACCGGAGGTTACCAGCCCCGGCAGCTGTGCGGTAACGCTGGCAGCCAGATCGGAGATGATCTGACCTGCTGCCTGAAGCATCGCCTCGGGGCCGCCCTCAGACAGGGCCTTTGTCAGGGTAGAGAAGCATTCGGAGCCCCACTTGGCTGCCTCGTTCAGGCTGGGCTCCAGATAGTCGTAAATACCCAGCTGCAGGCCCTCCAGGGCGCTCTGCATGATGGTGACGGAGCCCTGCAGGTTATCCAGCTGTGTCTCTGCCATCTGGGCCATAGCGCCGGAGTCACCGGCTGCCTCGCCCGCTGCGTCGATCTGCTGGGCCAGTGACTCCCACTGCTCACCCTGCGCCGCCAACAAGCCGTTGACGGCTGCGAGGTCGGTCTTGTTGAACAGCGCGTTGATGACGCTGTCCTTCTGCCCCTGTGTCATCCCCGCCATGACCGTGTTCAGGTCAGTGAGGATGTCGTCCAGCTGACGCATATTGCCTTGGGTATCATATACTTCCAGCCCTAGCTGCTCCATGACCTCCCGGGCATCCTTGGTGGGGGACTGCAGGGACAGAATGATATTGCGCAGATGGGTGCCGCCCTCAGCGCCCTTGATGCCGACGTTGGCCAGCAGGCCCAGTGCGGTGGTCAGCTCCGTGGTTCCACCCTTCAGGTTCGCGGCGGTGCCGCCCACCGTCAGGATGGCTTCGCCCAGCTGACTGACGTTTGCATTCGCCTTGCTGGCCGCTTTAGCCAGTTTGTTGCCGAACTCGTCCACATTCTGCTTGTTGGCCTCGAGGTTCAGCGAGGCCATAGCATCGGTGACCAGATCGGACGCATAGGCCAGATCCATGCCGCCCGCTGCGGCCAGGTTCAGGACGCTGGGCAGCACCTCAGCAGCCTTGTTTGCATCGTATCCAGCAAGTGCCAGATAGTTCAGAGCATCCGCTGCCTGTGTAGCAGTGAACGCTGTAGTGCTGCCCATCTCCTTGGCCTTGTCCGTCAGGTTCTGGATCTGATCCACACCCACGCCCATGGTGGCAGCCACCTGGGACATCGAGGACTGGAAGCTCATGCCGACACCGACAGAAGTTTTTGCCAGCTCTGTCAGTTTTCCGGTGGCAGCTTGCGTCAGCCCGGAAATCAAATTGCCTGCGGCTACCGACATCGCGCTCAGGCCCTTATTGAAGCCGCTTGCGTCCAGCCGGGTATCGCCGGTAATACTGTAATCTGCCACTGTGTCCACCTCTCACTCGGAGCGCGGGCACAGGGGCACAGGCTACTATAACTTGATTTCTACCTCCCGCTTACATGCGGGGTTTTTGCATTTTACCCACAAACCGTGGGCGCAGGCTTCGGGAGCCGCCCACACGGGCAGCGCTCTGCCGCAGAAGGGGCAGGGCACCGGGGCGCGGG